AAGAATGGCGTCAGAGCGCGCAGGACTCCTCTCAGAAGGTGCTCTTTATGAGACCCTTGCGAGAGGAAATAAAGACCTATACTTCATAGGCTCCGGATTTACAGATACGGTGAATCCCTTTGAAACAAGATACGAGCGTGGACCAGGTTTTGTTAATGAACTCCGCCGCACAGTCCCTCTAAATGCAGTGGAGTTCGGTCGCTCTTGTGAGTTCGAGTTTGATATTGCAGGCGATGTTTTCCTCGAAACCACCGTTTTAATTGACCTTCCGACCTGGCTACCACCTGTCGAGGCCGCCTTCAACCAGGAATCAGGCTATTCCATTTTGGCAGGCGGCACCGGCTACGGCTACACTCGTGGAATCGCCTATTTTCTCTTTTCCAATATACAAATTTACCAGGACAAAATCCTCTTACAGGAGTTCAGTGGGGATACTTTATGGGCTTCAAGGCTCTCCCGCGGTACCCTGAATTCTTCATACCTGGACGAGGTCCTCACAGGAATGACGGATGTTTCTGGCGATCCCGTGTCCCTTTCTCGCCAAGCAACTCCTGGTCGTCTTCGCCTCACTCTTCCATTTATCGGCGGGCGGCACGGTATTCCCTCGGTAGGAATAAAACAGCAGGCCTTTCGCCTCAAACTCACTCTGAGACCCCTAGAGGAAATCGTGGAATGTACCGACGACAGTATTGTATTCCCCGCCCCCTGGAAACTGCCCTCCTTTACGGTATCTAGACCCGATGGCTCAACCTATAGCGTCGCCCCAATCCCTAGAGAACGTATTCGAGCCCCGCAGATTTTCTTAGAGACCCGTCACCTCTATATGGATCCGGATTCGCGAAAGGGTCTCGCTGCTGCCGCTCATGAAATTCCATATTCTATTTTTTATGAGAATCAGTTGACGTTTGGGGGCCTCGACTATGCATCAGCGAATCAGGCAATCGCAAGCTTTCCAGGATTCGTCCGTGACCTTGACGCAAAGCATCCTGCCAGCCGCATCTTCTGGTTTTTCAGGACACGCGATGACCTCCAGCGTGGACGGCGATGGGCCACATCAGCCTATAATAATCCATATTATCAAAATGTGACCTTTCTTATTGCTGCACGTGATAGGGAGACATCGGCCACTCCAGCCATCTGGAATACTCTTGTACCCTTCGCCAAGGAAGACCGCGACCCTGGATTCGCAATTGGAGAAATGAATTGGGATCTCGGGGCAACCCCTCCTACCGAAGAAAGAGTTCCAGAAGGCTCTATAAACTTTTCCACGGCGGAGAAGCCTGTATTTTACTTTCAAATACGACCTCCAAATAAGAGTCAGCCCTTTTTAACAAAGGTTGTGGAGGCGACCGTCGTTATAGAATCGTGGACTCTTTATACTGTTGAAGATGGTCGTGGGTATTTTAAGTTTAGTAATTAACCCAAGACTTCGTAGATGAGTAAGCAGCCTCTAGGCACAATAAAAACACTCTTGGATCTCACGGATCGTGACGGCCAAGAGGATTATATGTATCCGTTAGAATCGGAAACGACCCGATTTTCGAGAGACCGTAACCGAAAGGTGGTGGCCTTCACACCGCAGATTCAGAGCATTCTATTTCGTGGTCCGGCCGCCTTCGGACAACGCTTCAGTTTCGATATCGGTTCACTTCTTGTCGGAGACCTCATATATGGCGCTTCCCTCCAGATAAAACTCGGTCATTGGCTCGATGACCGCACTCTAAACATGCTCGCCGCTGGCGAATTTACTTACACTGACCCATCAACCGCATGGGAATACGCGAATGGTCTGGGGGCCTCTTGTATCGCCTCAGCTGAGCTCGAAATTGGAGGGAAAACACTCGAAACGATAGATGGCGACTTCATAAATGCCTGGAGCCTACTCGCATCAGATTATAATGCACAGGTGGGGGTGGCCTTCGACCATCTCGGTAGGCTTCCTATAGGACTTCTTAGACAGGTGGGGACTGGCTCAGGACCTATATCTAAGCCGCGCAACTTTCCAACAGAGGATGGCTATATTCACTGCCCTCTCCATCTTTTTTTCAGTCGTGTACGGTATCAAGAGGCCATCTCGTTAATATCAATTAAAGAGGGAAATGTGCGTCTTCATGTAACGCTGAGACCCTTCTCAGAGGTTGTCCGCCAAGTACGTGGATACAGAGACTCTTGTGACTCCGTCCCTATCAATCGGAACATCCAATTTACACAAAAGGATGGAAGTATTGTGACAGTTCCAACAGTTCCTTCGATTCCTGCACTAGACTCAGTGGCCCTTGTCACGGCTGGGGCGGTTCTAAATGGTGATTATCGCCAGACGTTGCTGCGAAAGCCGTTTGAAGCTCTTCATCGCGAATTACAGAGTTTTTATTTCGACGAGCCCCTTAAATATGCTGTGAGCAAGCGTGCGGAGAATCTAATTACCGTTCAGTTGCCAATAGAGGCGAATCATCCTGTGGAGGAAATTATATGGTTTATACGGCGTAAGGGTACCAGTACAAACAATGAGTGGTTGAATTGGAGTGATAAATTGGAGTCTGAGTATCCTGTCGGAACGGATCCGAAATTCAAGAGTGGACCTCTCATGGTTTACGCAAAAATTCAAGTGAACGGAATTACGTTAATTGAAGCTGAGGAGCAGTATTTTAGACAACAAATTGCTTCGAAACATCGGGGTGGTTATGCGGCTTACTCGAATTATATATATGGACTCTCGTTTGCGGAAACTCCTGGAATTCACCAACCGACTGGTTCAATAAATGCATCTCGCGCAAATTCTGTGAGAATTACGATGGATATAAAGCCTCCTGGGGGGGCTCTAGATGGATCGTGGGAAATCAAGGTCTTCTGTAATGCGATAAATTGGATGCGGTTTGAGAATGGTCTGGCGAATGCAGTGTTCGAGGATTAGAGGGCCTCTGTCTCTGCATTTTTTTTACGTCTCAAATTCTTGGATATTTTTGTTATTTTTCCAGCGCTATGCTTAACACGTGCCCTTAATAATACGTATCCAGCAAGAAATACTAACCCTGGCAAAAGAACCATCCAAAATGTAAAACTATGTAAGGTGTCGTATCCTCTGCGCCAATTTGTACCAGGTGTTGTTGATAAATCTAAGGTTAACACCGTAAAATACAGTATAACGCAAATTACGCCTATAATAAGAAGAGTATCTCTTATTTGAATAACATATCCGAACATACTTATTTAGAAGACATATTAAATAAACTAAGTATTTTAAAGCCTATTGCAAAAACCCAACACCAAACAAATAATGCAATAAATATAAAGCCTACCACCATTAAAAATAAATAATAAATAGCTTGTGGGCCTATTGTATTTGGAGGTGGCACTATTGAAAACGGGGATCCTGAAATAAGGTAAAACATAAGAAATGCAAGACAAAGTAAAAGTATGCCAAATTTAAAAAGGAAATTGCCCGTATCACTAGTACTTTTTGAAAATCCTGCGCCCATTTCTAATTGTAGCAGCTATTAAAAGAATGATAATATAATTAACATAATCAACCCTAGAAATAACATACCATACGCAAATATTAATAAGATTGCTGCATTTTTGAGAGCATCTCCAGTCAGAGTTGGCTGTGGAGCCATTCTAAACGATTTTCCAGTAAAAAATTCTGAAACATATGCAAAAATAATAAATGCAACCGCAATTAAAAAGACGCCATACTTCAAATAAGGAAATTGATAACCAGCTCCCATTTCTATGAGTATGCGGATAAATTAAATAGTACCGTGGAGTACTTAAATTAAGTACTCCACTCTGCTGGCTAGAACGAGAAGTTAAGTGCTCCCCATGATACAAAGCCACGGAGTGGCTTTGGTTATGGGGAGTACTTAACTTCAGTACTAGACGGTACCGTCTAGTACTCGACTCTGCGGTCTAGACATCACATCTATTTTCCAATTCTTGATACCAAAATAAATAAAGTAATAACTGCGAATATACCAAATATGGCAATGAAAAATTCAGATATTCTATTTTGTGTAGTCGTGGGAGGATATAACAAACGCTGGGCTATGAGAAGAGACAATGGTGTTCCTGACAGGATAATTGAGGAAAATGCAATTGCCAAAAAAATCAACCCCCCAATTAATATGACATATGCAAGTATCGATATGATACCGTACCATTTAAGAGTATCGCCAGTTGCATTTTCGGCTGGAGCCATTCTATATGGTTTACCACTATAAGCCTCTGAAGTCCATATAAAAATACCCATTGCAATAACAATCAAAACAAACCCCGTGATAAGATTAGGAGATGCGTTGTAATTATTAGTTGCCCCCCTATTTACTCTTATATTGGAAACACTATTTACCATTTCTAATTTAGCCGTCTAAAATAAGGCCTTAAGCTAGTGTAGAAATGGTGGCCTCGCTCCTGCGAGTACTCCACAGCGGAATACAGAATTCACGCCTTCTCCCACCCAAGGGGCAGCCAAAAGTCGAGCTCTTTTCAAAAGTTTTAGTGCGTGCGGGGAGATTTACAACACAATGGGTACGCCTCGATTTTGATACGAATCCCACTTTCGGCTCCAAGGCGGTTATTACGATTCCCAGAAAGGGACATCTCGTCGGTCGCTTGTATTTAGTTACAACAATGCCCGATATTTTCACGCCACAGGCCGCCGTAACGGACACCCCAGGATTCGCCGGCCCCCGCTTCACATGGACGAATTCACTCGGGCACGCCCTTGTCTCGGAGGCCACCATAGATATTGGAGGGTCGCGCGTCGAGCAGATAGACGGGCAGCTCATGGAAGTACTGGACGACTTCTACACACCTCTTGAGAAGGTTGGTCTAGTGAATAAGATGCTGTCAAGAAACATGACGAATTTTCCCCGCTTTTCTACTACGGTACCTGACCCCACTTATACCCCCTTACCGTTCTGGTTCAGCCGAGGAGATCCTGGTGTCTATTTACCTGTTGACGCCCTTGCATCTGATCCCGTTAAATTAACAGTGCAGTTTGCTGCCTTGAATAGCTTATATGTAAGCTCTGCAAAGGTAGCACTCGATGAAAAGCTCGGCCAAGTGGCAGGGTCAGGTTACTTTCCTCTGGCCGGCTCCCCCTTCTATGCTACTAATCCCAGCGGGAAACTCGTCTATGGTCTCGGCGGAGACCCTGCAGTGGGAACACTGGTTTCAGCCATACCGAATGCCACCATGCCGAGCATCCTACAGCTAGGTGACACCTATATAATGGCTGAATATGTCTATCTTGACGGCCCCGAGGCGAATAGATTCCGTATCTCAGATATTGAAGTACCCATTACTCAGCACTATGCCTTCGACCCCTTTGATACAAATGGTTCCATAAGAGCCACGATTCCTTTACGCATTCCCAATCCGACGCGGAACCTTCTTTTTTACGCGCAGCGGTACGAGGCTCCGATGTTTAACGCACCCTTCTTGGCTACGAGAGACCTCTCTGGGGCCGATGCGCCTCAGGCGCCTTGGTGGCCGAACGCGGACCCTATAAACGCGCGGGCTCCTGGCACTCTCATACCCGCCTTTCAGTTCCGTGATTCTGAGCCGCTCGCATCTATAATGTTAGTCTATGAAGGCAGCCTCGTACGTTATGTTACCACGAGTCCGTCGCTCTTCAGGTCTCTTATACCATCGTACGAGATGAGGAAGTCGCCCTTTGTGAATCGGTATTTTTACAGTCTTCATTTTGGCCTGAATCACGGGAACCTGCCTCCGTCGCTCCCCTCTGGCGAGGCGAATCTCGATAAGATTCACACGATTTCGCTCGACTTGGAATTCAAGCCCTTCCGCGGCCTCAAGTCGGTTCCCCGCTACAGGATTTATGTGTGGGCGCAGACCTACAATGTTTTCAGAGTCTATGGTGGGCGTGGGGGCATGATGTTCGCGTACTAGGCTAAAAGTTCCTTTACCCATCGCATTCTTAAATCATACGCAAGAGTGAAGCCAATATTTACCATTCGCTCCTTTATCTTTTCGTCCTTTACATTTGGTTGTGTAAAATCAATACGAAAATTGTTAATGAGGGTAGTATTATACTTGTCAACCCTTTCAACGAATTTGTTGATATCATCAATGCTTGATTTCAGATGCTCCACATTTATCCTGAGTGCATCTCTCAGGGTACTTACCGCCAAATAGGGTCGTTTAGTGTTATCAGAACGAATGAGAAGTGCCTTTTTATTTTTATTATAGTGACCCTCCAGAGCCTTAATATAATTATTAACTAAAAGATTAGGATCAGTCTTCCAGAATTGTGGCTTCACATTATTAATACTATTGAAATAGTCAATTGCCTCTGATTCTGACTCAACTGTTCGTTCTGTGATAGTTAGCTGAAAATCAGGCTCACATACTGTTGAATTATAGAAATCGCGAATTACTGATGCACGGTGTTGTCCGTCAATTAGATATGATGACATTATAATACGACCATCTGATGCCTCTTCATTGTAGCGAATAATTGTATATCCAGAATCTAGCCTATTTATATTATCACCAATTGCCTCCTTTATTTTAGAGGCATGTTCTGTATCAAGAATTCGATTTCCCTTCCAGACTGGAACAGAAATTAGATCCTTCGCAGACATTAGTTTTAATATAGAACCGTCATTAAATTGATGTAGCATTTTTATATTCTATGTTGATGAGACATGTATCAATTTTATCTTAATAACGCTTAAACATTAATTAATTTAATATATAAATGGACTACGAGAGTAAACTTGCATTAGCTAAAACTGAAATTATTTATTATTGTACACAACATATACAGAATAACTGGAAAAAAATGTTTGATATGTGGCTAATTACTGAAGCAGATATGGAATTTAGCAATGTATATCTTGATAAATTCAATAAATATTTTAGTAAATATGTAAATGCAAAAGTTGCATCAGTATTATGGCAGCACTCAAATAATACACTCTTTGCTATTTCTGCATTTATGAAATATAAGGATGAGCCAGAACTCGATGATGTTCTTGACTTTACAGAATTGTTTATAAAAGAACAGCTTGATAATTTTACAGACTGCTGTGATGATATTAGTATGGCAATGTACGAAGAATCATCCGAATGTGAAAGAGATGACAAGAAAACGGTCCCCCCCAATAAAATTGATTAAACTCTTCTTATAGACACCACTACAAATGTCTTCCCTACTCATTGTCGAATCACCAGCAAAATGTTCTAAGATCCAGGGCTTTCTAGGCCCTGGATGGAAGGTCATCGCTACTATGGGGCACATCCGCGCCCTCGATGAAGGCCTCGACGCCGTGGGACTCGACCGCGATTTCGAGCCACGCTATGTCTTTATTAAGGACAAGTCGAAGGCCATTCAACAGATTAAGGCGTGCGCTAAGGAGGCGAAGCAGGTCTACCTAGCCTCAGACGATGACCGCGAGGGCGAGGCGATTTCCTATTCCGTGGCCGTCCTGCTCGGTCTCCCTCTTGATACGACCCCACGCATTGTCTTTCACGAGATTACAAAGGATGCTATTACGAAGGCTATTGCGGCTCCGAAGCGCATCGATATGAATCGTGCTTTCGCCCAACAGGGGCGCGCTATTCTTGATATGATGGTCGGTTTCACAATTTCACCGCTGCTGTGGAAGTTTGTGGGCGGCGGGCTTTCAGCCGGTCGCTGCCAGACGCCCGCCCTTCGTCTTGTAGCTGACCGCGAGACCAGTATTGCGGATTTCAAATCAGAGACCACCTGGATTGTGAGTGGAACTTGGACTGCGGAGGGCCAGTTCGAAGCGCGGCTTGACGACCCTCTAGAGGACCACGAATCGGCACTAAACTACATGGAAAATATTCACACGGAGTCCGAAGGCGTCGTGACATCTGTAGCAGAGCGCCAAACTACAGTCTCGGCCCCCAAGCCCCTCATTACATCGACGCTGCAGCAGGAGGCTTCGGCACTTTACGGGTCGCAGCCGAAGCGCACCATGCAAATCGCCCAGCGACTCTATGAGGCCGGCTATATTACTTATATGCGAACGGATTCGGCAGTACTTTCGGAGGAGGCACGGCTGGATGCCGAGGCCCATGTTCGTACCGCCTATGGGGAGGCCTATATCGGTAAGGCTGTCGTTTCTGTTGTAGCTAAGAAGAAGGTTGTGAAAGGCGCAACGGCTACGCCTCCTCAGGAAGCCCACGAGGCCATTCGGCCCACTCATGTCGAGACCACAGAGCTGCCTACAGACGCAGACTGGTCCGCCATTGATAGGAAAATCTACAAACTCATCTGGAATCGCACGGTTCAGAGTGTAATGGCCCCCTGTAAGGGCGAGGAGCGTACTGTATGGTTTCTCGCCTCAGGTGACCCTGCAGAAATGCCGTGGAAGGCCGTCTGGGAGCGGACGCTGTTTCTTGGTTGGAAGAAGGTCGCGCAAGCTATTGCCGATCTCGACGAAGATGAGTCCGATACTCTGGGTGTAGCCCCATCAGGGGCCTGGACGCTAGGCCAGAGTCTGAAAGAAGGGTCCAAACTTAAGTGGAGCAGCCTCGCCGCCGCCCCAAAGGAAACTAAGGCCGTCGGCCGGTACACGGAGGCCACCCTTGTTCGCGAACTCGAGCGACGTGGAATCGGTCGCCCCAGCACTTTCGCATCACTGGTTGGCACTATTCTCGACAAAGAATACGTTGAAAAGAAGGACTCGGTGGCGAAGGATGTACGTGTTGCTAGCTATCAACTTACACTGGGTCAATGGCCTCCTACCAAAGTAGAAGTCATGAAAAAGGTCGGTGCGGAAAAGAATAAGCTGGCCCCAACCGCTCTCGGCAAATCCGCTCTCGAGTTCTGTGTGCGCGAGTTCTCACAGCTCTTTGACTACGATTTCACGAAGCAAATGGAGTCGCGCCTGGACCGCATTTCGGACGGAAAGGAGCAGTGGAAGGACCTGTGTCGCGACACGTGGAGTTCTTTCAAGGACCACTACGAAGAGCTGAAGGCGAAAAAAGGTACACAGGTCCAATCAGCACGCACGGTGACTTTTACGAATGGTATCAAGGCCGTCCAATCGAAAAAGGGTCCGCTGCTCCTCATAGAGGGTGCCACGCCAGAGGAGACGGTCTTCTATGGCTGGCCTACGGGACTCGCGTTCTCCGAGATTACGGAGGAGGTGGCGTCGAAGCACGTAGAGGCCCAGAAGAAGGCTAAAGAAGTGGAGGCCCTAGGCGACTACGACGGAAAGCCAATGGTTCTCAAAACGGGTCCGTTCGGTAAGTATGTTGTCTGCGGTACAGTGAATATTCCCTGGAAGGATGGCGACACGGCTGATACAATTCGTGATAGAATCAAGGAAAAGGGTGAAAGTGTTCTTCACTCGATTGGCGCGTTTGAATTCCGGCGTGGTCCATATGGCATCTACATGTTTAAGAAAGATGTGAAGGCGAAGCAGTTTGTCAGTGTACCGGCGAATGTTGATCCGAAGGCGCTGACTGCTGAGGCGGCTATTAAAATCTACCAGACTGGGCTGCAGCAGAAGGCTAAGGCGAAGAGTTATGGAGGGCAGGGAAATAAAAAGGGCCCTAAGTAGGGACACCTCTAATGGGTGATATACAAAATATGCCAGTATACGTGATTAATATGAACGAGAGAAAGGATCGCTGGAAGCGGTTTATGTCACAAGAGGCGGTTCACGTGTTTAAAAATATAAAACGGGTTTCAGGAGTAAACGGTAAGAAACTTAATTTCCGCAAAGACAAGCGTATATCAATGAGTACGAAGCTTCGTATTTACCGTAATTACAGACGCTCCCACTACGAGATTGCGACTCTGGGAGCTATAGGTGCAACACTAAGTCACGCTCGTGTATGGGAGACTTTTTTAAAGTCTGATTCACCTAGCTGCATAGTACTAGAGGATGATTCCGTATGGACCCCTGAAAATATTGAGATGATTAACGAGGAATACAAGCGTATTCCCGATAACTGGGGTATGTGGATTCTAGGATACTTTCACAAAACTTTAATCATGGAACGCATGAAAGATGGCTGGGACAAGGTCTATAATTTCAGCGGAGCACATGCCTATATGATTACTCGCGAGGTCGCCAAAAAACTTCTAGATGATGTTTATCCAATTGATACGCATATCGAATTCTACATGACAGGTTCCTCAATTATAAAGAATTTTCTAATTCTCGAGAACCCAAAAGTCCATATCGACTATTTCAGAACATTTGTAGGGCCGCGTGTGAGTACTAGTGATTCAAATACATCGCAGCACAAAAAGAACGGATGCCCGACATGTGATATTCCAGATGACTACCGGCAGATTTACAAGCATTTTACGCGGACAAAAGATAAGGCGATGGTTGTCAGCGGGGTTGTTTATGGAAAACAGGATAATACGATTCTTACTTTCAAACACGCTGTAACGCGAAAGAATAAAAAGAAATAACCTGGCATCGTCAAATAGGCGACTTATCTCCTCCTCTTAAATCGTTTTCTAAATATGAAAACTAAAAGTATCGCTATAATCCCTAAGAATATATATGAGTTATTGAAGAAGATTCGTGATATTGAGACTAACATAGCTACAAACCATTCCCACGGATTCTGAGGATTCGCTGACATTCGCATAGTCTCTCTCGAAATAACCGTCCACCCCACATTTATCCAGCGCACCCAGCCTTCAAATGACTCGCTTCCCTTAGGAATAACCAGGTAATGCATTTTCAAGAGGACGCGATGTTTTCCAGGTGGTATAGAGCCCTCTACACAGTGCCAGTCCTTATTATAATCTAGTCCATGAAAGTCACTAGTTGACATTTTAACACGGGCATTTTCACCAGGGAATACAGTTGTAACAGTATTATTCTCATTACAGGCAATAATAACTCTATAGTATATAACGCCGCCGGTAGGAAACCACGCATATGGTGAATCGTAGTGGCAATCGACTAGGGAACGGTCCGATCCGACCGCATCTTTGGGCGATACGGCCCAGTAGATTTCATCGGCCTCCGTAACATTTTTCACAGTAGAATTTGGAAAGCGTTCTTGAATCTTTCTGAGAATCTCAGGATTTGTGCGCACTCTTTCAAGAGAATCTTTATATTTCGAAGGCTCTACCTTGTCAATCCACTCATGATGTGCCGTTTT